TACTTTATCTCCAATTCCTAACCCATGAGGTTGTGCTGTTTCAATTAGAGCAACACTTTGATTAACTTCAAATGGTTCTAACCCATCACTGAGAGATGTTAGTCTTACAACTTTTGTACCAGAAGTATTGAATAGGTCATCTGATTGTAAGAAGTAATCGTCATTAACAATCCAAGTTCCCTCAGTAACTTTAATCTCAACTACGTTTTGACTGTTAGTTCCTTCTAACACTTCACCTTTAGCTACAGGTGCATTAACACCGTCAGTCAAACTTAGAGTAGCGCCTTTGGTATATGAACTTCTTTGATCTAAAAGAATAGTAAACGTTTTGATAGTTGCAGAGAATGTTCCCGTTTCATCAAAAGTACCATTGACATTTCTTAGTACAATAATGTTATCGTTCTTAACTGTACCTACAATAGAACCAGATGCTCCTGAGGAGGGTTGGTTTAATGTATCATCAGCAAATAGATATGCACTTTGGATTGTCGTTAGTTTTACGACTCTATCTTCTTTACATTCTAAGTAGGAAACGTTCTTACCTTTCACGGAGTTTACGATAGATTCTACTTCAGAACCTTCTGTTCCTTTATTATCAAAATAAATTTGTGAGTTAATACTGAAGTTGGTAGATGAATCTACTACGCTGACTTCTTCTACATTTCCTTGCTTTACTTCTGCAATTTGAGCAATGACACCTTCGCCATTTCTCTGCATACCTGCTTGATAGAATCTTCTAGAATTCTTAGGAATATCATCTTGATTGATATTAGAATTGTAATTACTATCAACTGGTAGAGAATAGAAGTTCTCTCCTAAAATGTATGGATATTGCGGTACTTGATTGCTATCAATAGTAATGAAATAAGCATAAGTTCCTTTCGGAAAGTCGGGGGTAACTGTAAATCTTCCATTGTTTTGATCTAGTGTTCCACTCTTGTGAGTGTATGTGTAATCATTAACAAACGTTCCCAGAGGATAATTTGTTAATGATGGACCATTAGAACGATTTCCATTAATACTGTAACCAGAAGTCATTCTCACAATTGATGATGTAGCATCTAGGGGATCCTGATGACCAAATGGACCGTATATTGGATTACCGTCGTAAGCGAATCCAATAATAGGAGAGTGAGTTTTTGTAGCGGGTTCAGTTCCTGCACTATTGATGTTGTCGCTGAGAGAAACACGTAAAGCTTTAGGATTGGCATTATATCCATAACCGTATTCTAATACATTATTATAGTTTGCAAAGATATAACCGTATTCAGTATCTAATTCATTTTCTAATTTTTTAAATCTATTAAAGTTCCATTCTTTAAGAAGAGGAATACCAGATGCACCATTACCAACTGGAATGACATCAACAATAACAGTAGCTTGATTATAGAAGTTACCTTCTGCAATTTTATCAAATCCTGTAATTATACCATCTGTATTAACAATAGAAATATATTCTGCAAATCTACCACGACCTGCTGCATCTCTAATTCTAATTAAAGGAGCAGATGAATAGAATTCTCCAGCATTATTGATAACAAGACTAGTAACCTTGCCACCTGTTACAACAGCACTTACATCTGCATTACGACCAGAAGTGATAGTGATATCAGGAGTTCTTGGAAAAATGTCATCAGTATCAACAATGATACTTTCTACAACCTGACCAGCAAGAACTGCCCTAGCTTTGCTTGGAACTTGATCAATAAGAACAAATGGAGGTGTTGAGTATCCAGTGCCTCTAGTATCAATCTTAATTTCTTCTAGTTTACCAAACCTAATACTTTCTGGATCTTTATGTCCATAGAAAGGTACGCCATTTAAAGCAATACCAATATCTCTTTTGGGTGTTTTGTATGTTTCTGTAGTTCTAGTTGCTTGCTTTCTAATGATACGAAGCAGTTTCTGATCTAGTGTAGTTTCATTAACAGTAGACCCATCTAAGATCTTATGTGAAGGATAGCTAGAACTTGTGATATAATAATACTGTTCGTCTTCAAAGATCGCTGATACATTAGTAGAAACTTGATCTAAGGAAGATGCAACTGATGGAAGCGTAGGCACATCGACTGCAGTACCTGAACTTAACACCCATCTAGTTTGATTAGTACCAGTCTGAACAATCTTAGAGTCGGAAGTTTCAAATCCTGGATTTGAGATTTGAATCTTGTCCCCAATAGCAGAATATGGTTGTGCATCAGATGGTTGTAAGTTGTATACAACACCTAAGGTCAGTAAAACAACGCCAGAACCACTAATGGTTACTGGTTTGTACACTGAAGATCCTACTGCATGTTGAACAGCAGTCTGTGCCGTCCTTTCGTCAATTGTAAACTGTGTTACGTTCTTATTATCGAAAGTAATCGTCTCTTCACCAATTAATACTGATCCTGTCTTACCCCAACCGATAGTAGAGAATACATCAATTCTATCCCCCGAACTCGCAGTCCCTGACAGGGTTTTTTCAAGCTTAGTTTTAGTAGATACTTCAAATGCACCATTGACTGTCTCAGGTGCTAATACAATATTATAAATTACTTCATCATCTGATGTACCATCAGCATACACATTATCTACTGTTGAATCAGCATAACCATATTCTTCAGTAGAAGTCTGTACAATCTTTTTACCGATCAGATTCTTTACGTCTCCAGATACAACCTTACACTTAAGTGCATAAACGTTGATCCAATCTGCTTCGGACGATTTGTATGTAAAATCTCTTGGTTTATATACTTCTGGTTTGTTATCTGCTGTTTTAGCAATAACAGTATTGAAAATAAACTTGATGGAACTTGTAGTTCCTTTAGCTTTGTAAAACTTCTGAATGTTTTTAATCAGAGTTCTCTTATCTACTTCACCCCTAAGATACTTTTGGGGGAAAGAACCTAGATACTGACTCTCGAAGTTTTTGACTAATGCATATAAGAAAAGGTTACTAATGTTATGAACCTTTTGTCCAGCATTATGAGATGCAGCAACCGTAGTGGTGAACGTGCTAGACTCATATAAGTCACCAAGCGATGTATTGCCACTTACGCCTCTAGAACACTCTCTTAACTCAGTGTCTGTTCTAGAACCATAGAAGATGATCTCGTCATCAATTTTTACGAATCCGTTTCTTTTTGGAAAACTCGTTGCATTTTCCAATACAATTGTATCAGCACTACTAGAAATAGTAGTGTCCAAGATATTAAACTGTCTAAGAATATTTTGTTCATAATAATCAATGTCTGCATATTTTTGGATATTATTAATTATATCCAGTGTGCCACCTTGCACCTCCTGTTCTTCATAATACTTCTGAACGAACTTACTAAAAAGTTCATATTCATCTGTAATAAAAGAAGGAAGCTGCGTCTCAATGAGAGTAGAAATTCTCTTAGTCTTTACAGCAGGCATTTACTTTACTCTTTGTATGCAGTGAACGAGGAATTTGCAACGTCAACGTCAAGATAAACCTCACGGAGTGCCTTGATATCATTAGAAAGGGGTTTGACTCTAACGGAAATACGATTATCAAAGAAACTACCTTTAATGATAGTTAAGTTGTACATTTTAAGTTCACCTTCTACATAATCAATATCGCCAACTTCCTTGTCGAGGACAACCTTTTCACCAGTTACGCTATCTAGAGTATATAGGATGATTTTGCTATCCCTATCCTCTACATATACATCCATAGTAGGATACTCAGTAACCCTAAACCCAGTGGATGACAGGACTGGTTCATCACAGTCCTTATCAAAAGAATTTTGAAAACACACTTCGTAATAGAAGGTGGAATTGAGAGAAGGATAAAAATCCTTTCTCATTGTAATATCTGTTAAATTGGAATTGATAGTATTATCAGAATCATCAATAACACCTACCATCTTACTGTATCTAAACTTACCATTGAACTTTTCAGTATCACTAGTATCAAGATAAGACTGTACATTACCAATCACTTTGTCTCTAATCTGTGATGTTGTTTGATCAGTAGCAGATCCATTATAATAGATCTTACTATTCATCTCAACATATAGAATAGAAGGATCAATTATTCTAGGTTCAACAGAAGCTACAACATACTGCTTTAGATCTGCAATAATTTTCTGTTTTGTTAATGAAGTAAGATAACTTTGATCAGTTGGTTTCAATGCAATGAAAACTTTACCGTACTCAGGTGGAACTTGGTCTTCTCCACCAAAAATAATGATATCACTCGTAGCAGGATACACTTTACGTACAATTGCCTCATAGTCCTGAGAGGTCACTGCACGGTCTTGTGTGCCGTATGACTTAGGAGCGGTATATTTGATCTTCTGGGTGCTTTCAATCTCTTCACCGCCTGCAGAGGCAATGCTAGAAGTAATGTTAGTAGTAAACGAGTTGGGAGACACACCGTTAGGGTTCTCTAGTACACCATTGAAGACAAATGTACTTACGCCATTACTTTCAGAAGCAGATGTGGTGATGTAAGATACTTCAATTCTAGATTGATCTTCTGGTTTCCTACCCAGTACACCATCACCCATTAAAAGCTCATATCTTCCATCTTCGATCTCATCAAGGAAGAATACTTTTGAAGTACCATCAACACCTAGAATATTATCTGCTACAAGGTATGGTTCGTTAAAACTTCCTCCACTCGGGAATACCCTTACTCTAATTGTGTTGGTATCAATGTTTTTATTGTCAAGAACAAATCTTTGAGAATTTGCTGCCGTGTTAAAAGTAAAATTATCAACTACTTGTGATCCTTCTACGATCTCAATATTAGTAAACGTAGCTACATTGTTAGCAACTTGTGCTTTTACATCGTCAAGTGTAACATACTGATAGATGTTGTTGTCATAGGTTGAAATAAATCCTGTTCCTTTCTTAAGAATCAGTTCAGTGTCAGTTGTTGATGTTCCATAATTTACATTAAAAGAGACATATGCAGTAGGAGAGGTAGCACTCTTGGGTCTGTACCCTAGTTGCTTCGCAATCGCTACTACATTGTCCCTCAAGGTGGCAGAATCAATGAATAGTTCATTGACTACCATATTAGTGTTAAACGCCGTATAGTAGGTGTTATAAGCTAAGACATCAATCAGGTTTGCTAATGCACTACCTTCAAAATCATAATCAGTAAATTCTGTCTGACCCTGCAAATATTCTTTCAGGGTTACTTTGATTTCCTCAAAGTCTAAGTTAGCAACCTGTGTATAAGGCATTATCGTGTACGTGCTAAGAAGAATGTTGCCGCTACTGGTCTGTCATTTCCTATAATAGTGTAATATAATTCAACACTATAACCATCGCTATCCAAATCTGGATAACAAATAATGTCTTTGATAGTCACTCTAGGTTCATAACGATCAATACAGTCATTAATCTTAGATTTAATAAGTGCAGCTGTACCAAAATCTAATGGTTCAAACAGCATCTCTCTTAAATCTGAACCCAATTCAGGTTGAAATAGTCTCTCACCCTTACTTGTTTGAAGCAATACAGCTATCGACTGTGCAATAGCTGCATTATCTTTCACTGTTACCAAGTCATTGGACACAGGATGCTTCTTAAAAGTAATACTCAGATCTTTAAATGTCTGAAAGGTGGGCATTTAGACACAGCAAGGCTGTTTCTATTTATCACTTACCGACAAATCCATCCGCCCATTCAAGATCATTGTCAAAAATTTCACCCTCTTGGACTTCTTTCCTCTTTCCTGATTTACGCATATAGCGATCACTTTCAACTTCAGTAATAAGTGTCATACCAGACTTCGTGAAGTCTTCTGATTTGTCAACTCTACTGTTGCCCATTTTCTGTGGCCTCCTTACGTTGTTTTCGTTCATTATTTGTTTCCCAAAAATATTCGTCAGTGTCACCTAAGCGTCCCCAGTCTGTTCCTGACTCAACTTGATATTCTATAGTAGAAACCTTAAAGTCAGGGAATGTCGGGTGCTCAGGCGTGATAGAGAGGTCATAGAATCGTGTCCTGTTATTAGGATACAATGCATACTGACCATTCTCTAATGCAATACAATTATGCGACTTATGTTCTTGAGGAACTTCACTCACATTATTATCTATCACATCTGGATTCGCATGGTAGTTGTCTAATGTAAACAAATACTGACCATTCATCAAACCATGGTCACGAGTGTAGATCTCTGTATCCATAGAGCTAACAAAACCCTTGTTAATACACATGACCCCATAGTCCATACAATTCCAGAATTGTAGGTTCTCTAGAGACATATCGGGCGTCGGTGTTTTCGGCGCTCGGAGAAATGCACTTATAGGAAGTTTATCATACATTGCACCATACGCAGGTAGATACGTCTCAAAATAAAATGCGCGTCCTGGTATGCTTTTCGCAGATACCCAGACACCTTCTACAAATTCTCCGTGACCATCCTGATGATCGCGTAGATATTCCTTACGTACCCATACCTTTTCCGCAGGTAAATTACAAATTAAATTCATTTCATATTCCAAGAAAGTACCAGACGTTCTTTGTCACTCTTACAAGGTAATGTGTAGTGATGTACAAAGGATGGGAAGAATATTACCGAACCACTTTGTATATCTCTGGGTGAGTATATATCTACCCACCCTATCACATTATTGAAAGGACACACAAACTGAGTCGGTGTATGCTCCTCTGGATCGTATTCGATATACATTACCGCACTAAATCCCGTAGCTCCGTGATTATGCAATAAATGCTGATCACCTTTACCACCTTTCTCAAACCAATATGCATCAACCTGCAAATCAATCTTGACTTGATCTTTGAACTTCTGTAATTCATCTCTGATTAAAGGTTCAATGACTTCCCATTTTACCTTAGGTGTTCTGAAGTCACTTGGAACATACTCACCTACATCTTTCTTGAATTCCTGTGCTCTCGATAAGTCAAGCAAAGCTTCTTTCTTGCTATCCCAATCCTCCGTATAAAGATGAAAGATTGGGACTGCAAACATTGGTTCGATGTACTCAGACATTACTTGCCTTGACCGCGATACCTCTTCTTTGCTTTGTTCCTAGATGTTGCTGAATACTTCGTGTGCTTTCCAGTGCCTTGACGACTCCTCTTCGGAATCGCTTCGACAAATGATTGCCCACTTAATGATGCTTTGATCTTCGCCATACTTACGTTATAAGATTTGAACCAATTACTATTGTAGGATGTTGGAACGGTCCTGTCAAGGGCCTAGGTGATCCTCCTATCACTAACTGAGCTTCATCCCCAGTCACCGCAGGTAACCTGCCATTAATAAACACAGTCGTGTTTACAGTTGGTCGTATAACCCTCTGTCCTGGTTGGCATGGTGCTGGAATTAATGGGTTGATCTTTACACCTGCCACAGGAGCAGGTATAGAGAGGTTATCATAGATTACTAAGGGAACGCCCTTCGCAACAACTTTCGTTGGGTATGGAGTCCCTCCTAGGGGCGCTGCAGGATATGTACAGTTTCCATCTGTACTCGGTGTGTCAACCGTCTCTGGTCCTGCTATAAATGGCATTATACTGCTCTCGCAACGTTTAGTAAATCTTGCTTGATACCTTCGACATTATTGTGAAGATAATCGAGGGTCTGTCCCACAGTCTCGTAATCCTCACCCGTTGGTCGCTTGTACATCAACGACGGACTCTCGAGCTGAGATATCCTCTGCTCCAAGCTGTTTAACCTCTCGGACTGCCACAGGCACGTCCTCTCCAATTCGTTCAACCTCTCCATTAACTCGTCCTTCATTGTTATCACCTCTCATGAATGAATTGGATGCTCTCGATTCAAACTCGTCGCAGAACTTGTCAAAGTTCTCTAGAATTTTATCGTAATCACTATAATCGACTTTTTGGGGCATTTTTTTCTGGGGGAAATTTTTATATGCGACCTTTACGAATATATTTATCGGTCGTCTGGATACTTTTGTAGGTTAGGAGGGACCCATGGATTTTGGAAACCGCTTGGCGCATATAAGGGCATAAAAAAGGGGGCGCATCACTGCCCCCCTGTCTGTTATCACACATGCCCTAGGTCTTACGGAGGTTCGACTTAAATGCGATTGAACGCAACCCGTGCCCTGCCTAGGGGCATGTGCCCTAGAGCTCTGCCAGCATCTCGTCCATCTCGTCTGTGTCGATGTCGTCGTGCAACCATGCCACGCCGTCGCCTGTGATGTACTCACCGAACTCATCGATGAATCGCTTCGCCCATGCTCTGTATCCTAGGTTGCGGTTGATGCGAGCGTGACGGTAGATCGTCTCGTCGTTGCCTATCCATAGGGCGACGTTCCATGTCTCGTATGTCGCCCATCCGTTGTACGTGGTGTCGGTTGCTGTGGTCATGTGTGATGTGTGATTGATGTCTTAATTATAGAGGGAGATGAGGTCAGTGTCTGTCGCTGATGTTCCAGTACGTGATCTGTCCACCGTTGGCAGGTTCTAGTCCTGCTCTTACCCTTTCACGGTGTGTCTGCTCTGCTGCCATCTGTTGGCGGATGTTGTCCATGACCTTCTGCATGAGAGGGGAGGGGTTCTCATTGTGTAAGAACATGCCGTCTGAAGATTTGGTGAGTTTGTTTGTCATGTCCTTATTATAGGGGATGATGAGGCGAAGTCTATACGAGGTGGGACAGTTCCTGAGCTGTCACAGCTGCTTCTCCTGCATATACCCTGACCCATTTGATGGGGGTCGTGTTGTTGTTGATGCGGTAGATCATTTGATCGCCGTCCTGCTGAGCTGCGATTCTGTACGCTGTGTCGATGGTGGCGCAATAGATGCAGCCGTGCTCATCAAAATTTGCGAATGCTGCTGGCTGAACTGCCCAAGTTGTTTGCATGTGTGTTTCTCTGTGTTGTTCTAATTATAGCGGCTAGACCACGAGCTGCGGTCATAGCGAGTGACAGTTCGCGAGCTGGTGCAATGCTTCCCACAGAGGGAAGATATGGCATAGAATAGTGGCTCATGTCTTTAAGAGTTGTTTTGCGATGTTGTGCCCAACGAATCCACGGGCTGCATATGGGACAGTCACACGGTCAGAACCGCGACGGTAAACAAAGTGATTGCCGCCATGACGTTCTAAGGTCCAACCGTGGACCTTAGCTAGCTTCTTCAGCTGCCTGGTTGTCATCTGAAGGCATACTCTGTTTGAACTTGTGAGATCAGGACTGCATCCTGCCTGAATGCTTTTTTGTATGCTGCGGCGATCTGCTCAAACTTTGGCATCATTGCCTGGACCTCTCTGTCCTCCAGTTCGATATAAAAGATTTTGGTCTTTTCAAATTCACCTTTCCAGAACCCCTCAGCGTCGATGAATGTGCCATAGTCAAACAAAGGCATGATATCGGACTTGATAAATTCATTCATCATTGCGTCGGATACGGTGCCGCTGTCTGGAATGTTGCGACCCATTGTGATTTCAATTCTTTTCATGATGTGATGCTGTGTGATGTATGTTCTTATTATAGAGGATGGCGGGTGCTTGTCAGCACCCTCTGTGCCACTACTCAGACCGTCACCCCATTGTTGAAGTCGATTGTACCTGAGCGAGTCGAGACGAACCATTCCCAATTCTTTTGGAATACGCCGCAACCTCTGGCGAATTCGTCACAAAGGGCGTTGAGTCTGCTCTTTGTGGTGTTAGACTGCCAACCGCCATCAAATAGAGTCAAAGCGCCATCATCGGCAATCGTTGCGATGTGGTTCCCGTGTAGGTAGACAAAGGCATAACCGTCCTCGATCCTTACCATGGTGTTTGCTTTGCAGAAATCAGACTTTGTTCTGATTGCGTTGTTCATTTGAGATTCGATTAGGCGCATGTGTGATGTGTGTTGTTTGGTATGTTCTTATTATAGGGCATCGGATGGACCTTGCAACCCACCCAGTGCCACTTTGATTATTGGCACAAGCTATCGAAGAGTCGTTGCGCCTGTCTCTCTATTGCGTCTATCGTTCCTCTGGTGTTGTTGGTTAACCAATTTAATTCGTCAGCGGTTAACTCATTATGGACCCTGAAATTCTCCCATGCCTCGTCAAAGCATGTTTCAAATAAATTCTCGTGATGTAAAGTTGACATGTGATGTTTGTGATGTATGTAATAATAATAGGTCAGCCGCCCACCCTTTGCAATAGGATGGGTGACAGTTTGTCAACTGGTCAGATGATCCCTTGCTCAACTGCTTCCATGATGTCACCATACTCACCGACGATCTCGCCTATTGAGTCACGGATGTATGCATAAGAATTGGATTCATCATGCATGGAATAGCAAAGGTCCATTGCTCGGTCTAGATCGGTCGTGGTCTCGGACTCACCTAAAGCAGGGCAAGCGACGTAGTAAGTTGTTTTGTTCATGTCTTAATTATAGGGCATGGGGTGACCATTGCGACCCCATGTGTGCCACTAGTCAAACTGGTTGACTCAGCTAAGGATTTTCACGCCATCTGTGAAATGATGGGGATGAGCGATCACAGGCACTGGACCATAAATGTCGTTCATGTAATCCCTGACCCTCTCACGGTCTAGACTGTCACCGTCACCCCATGACATAGTGTCGTTACACTCGTCAAGATAAGTAACAAGGGCAAAGGCAATTTGCTCCTTTGTACGCTTTTGATCGTAGAGACCGTCATCTCCATAAAATGAGAAAACATAGTCGATAAAGTCTGTGAAGTTGTTCATGTCTTTATTATAAGGGATGATGGGGACAGTGGGTGGAATGGTGGACACTTAGTCAATTGGTCGGCAGCTGACTAGTTGTTGATACTTAGTTCCCACATTTGATTAAACGATGTTAACCACTGCACATGTTTCTGATCCATGTCCTCTGTGTCCTGCTCATCTGCACTGACGTAAGGTAAACTATGCTTGGTGCAATAGTCCTCGTAAACAACAGTGAGAAAATCAATTGAATCCATAAAAAAACCCGAACATGTATACATCCTACACGATCGGGTTAGAAATGGGAGCAATAGTAGACAGTTTAGAAACTGTCATCATACTCATTGACTTCTCGTTTAAATTTTGCTACCTTTTTCTTATGTGATCTCCTAATATTCTTTACATCATATCCAAAGTCTTCAAAATCATCATTTATTAAATTGTACTTAGTCTTGTCGCCTTGATGACGCTTGCCCATTGATTAGAATTGGTTGTTATACCGCAAATACGTGATTTATTTAGTGATATCAACTAGTTTACCTTCTTTAATACTACTATTAACTAGTTTACCAATAGATTCTTTATTATTGAGAGTATTTGACACTAATTCATTGAAATCTACTGTATTATCACAGCTAAATTCATAAGTCTTGTCAATATTACTCTGATATGTAACATATACTACACTTTCATCTACTTTCAGTGTATTAATAGCTGAACTATCAAGGTTTTCGTAAGTTTTCACAAACATATTAAAGTTTAATTTTATAAAAATCTTAAAAACTCAGTTTTTTGACTTTTTAAGAAAAATGAGATTCCCAAAAAACTCAAAAAGTCAAAAAACTGAGTTTCCGAGTCTTTTGGAGAACCATACTGTTATTATAACAGACCGCTGAGGGATTTGCAAGTGTTTCTGAGGGTTATTGTGCCACTAAAAGAACTGGCACACTTCTCCTTGACTTTCGGTAGGTAGCAGGCTAAGGTAGCGTCTCCAGAGTATCTTCACAGTATCTTCACAGTACCTACACCCCATTTAATTAACCTTTTATTACTTATTGATTATCAATAAGAACTCTTATTGAGAACCATTGGTATGACTGACGCGCAAGCACCTCTGAAAACCTTGTTGAGAATCAATAGCAATGGGTGTTAACCAAAACCCTTTGTTGTACTATGTTGTTGCATATCCATGACACTTACGGTAGCATTATGTGTGTCTGCTTGTTGAAACCAATGTGCTCTGAGATGTTCGTAGTCTTCAAATGCATAGGACCTATCATCAGGATAGTTAGCAATGTAGAAGTGTCTATCGTATGGTTCGTTTGATGTACTAGTGAACCAATCTGATTCTTTAATTGTAGGAGTCATCCGAATGAATCAACGTTGTAATGAGTACGTACTGGACGTGGTTGTTTGTTGTTAGCAGCTATAGTTTTAGCATTCATGTATATGCGTAGCAATAGTTCACTTGACATTCTTTTTTGCTTTGAAGTACAGTTTGTAGTAACGTTGTTTGATTTCATTGAGTGTGTCCATGTCATCTTTAAATCCCATGTATTTAAGATTTTGGTATGATCCTTCGAGATCACTTATGAGTAGTAGGAAGTTAGTTGGTGTGTGTGGTCTACTATTAAACTCATAGTAGTCAATTAATGCGATTTGCGTTCTTCCCATAGGTATACAACATAACATCCGAGTATGACCCAGAATAGTATTTCAAGTGCATAATTGTTCATGATTTCAGTTTGTATAAGAAGTCCTTAAGTTTCCTATCAACTTCATTATGAGTATTACGATGAGTAGCTTTAGTGAATTCAGTTGTCCTATTGAGGCATAGGATCAAGTATTCACATTCTTCTGGTGTAAGTCTCATGATTGTGTTGTGTAATCAATTTCTACTGAATATGCATCATCATATTCTATCACACCGAAATGTTCTTGTTCAAATTGTTCTTGTACTTCCATTTCTTGCATTAACTCTTCGTTATCCATGGTCGTAATGTAGTTGAGTTCACATCTAATTATACCACAAATCAATCCTTGTTTGCAAGTGGTACAGTAAACTGATATCGAACTGTTTCAATACCCTGAGAATTCAGGATGTATACAGTCTGACACTTAACATTCAGGACATGTTCTAATGCTTCAATGAGTTGTTCTTTTGTATCTTGTTGCACAATAACTTTAGGTAACATAGCGTTGAGTTCGGACTGAACCAGTTAATGGATCAGTGATAGGGACGGACGTATAACATTGTAGTTTGTAATCCTTTGGTTGTAAGTGTTGACGTTCAATCTGATCTACTGCATGATCAAAACACATATACCAACTCAGGTTAAATTTACCTGTACGTGGCTCCATACGCCATGGCATAGAATAATGTGGGAACAAACTCTTATCCTTACAACGTGTGTGTTTCACACCACGATCTTTCTTACGACTCGAAGCAGCTTTGGTAGATCCAGTCGTAGTACGAGTCGAAGTCTTGGTCTTCGATGTGTTCCCTGATTGCTTGCTCTTTGTATTCAGAGACGCTAAGTTCTTTTCTAATGACGATACTGTTGTCGCCTTTGATTTCCCAGATGAGCGTGTCACCTTCTTTCCAGTCGAGTTCTTCGCGGATGGTTTGCGGGATTTCAACGTAGAGGTCGTTTTCTGAACCATATTTGTGAGTAAGTACAATGAGTTTTTGCTTATTTGATATATCCATTGATCTCCAACCATTCACGAGTCATAGGTGTCGGTTCATAAACTGTCCACATTTCACCCTTTGCACAAGCTTGAAGTGCTTTCATAGTCATATGTTCAGTTCTACCCGCCCATTGTGCTTCTGCTTCCCATGGTACTGCATTCTCAGGATATGTACGCTCTGCCATGACACGCCATAGCATAGGAACTTCATCCTCTGGCATAATAATAGCAATCATACTATTATCAATTGTTCCCGCCATACAATCCTGTGCAGCGTGCCATCCTTCGTGTCTCATTAACATCATCAGTGTACCAGGATCACCCATCCAATCACGATTCAAGTAGAAGTTGTTACTGACTGTGTGATAGACACCACGATGTGTACGAGGGAAATACTTTGAATCAGCAAGGAATACCTTGACACCGATTTGATTCAGTGTCATCAACATCGTGTTGAATTCTTCTGAGTGTTGTGTGTATGCTTCTGTATTCGGATACTCATTTGAGATATCTAATAGAGTGAAGACTTCATCAACATCCTCTTTACACTCACGCAATAACATACAACCCATGGCGTCGTATGATTTAAACCCTTGCGTGATCTTGTCTTCATTAGCTAGTGCTACACCTGACAATCCTAAACATAACCCAGCAGCAATCATTTGCCGCATTAATTGACGTGCATGTTCCATGAAATACTAATCCTGTCTTCTTGAGTGTTGTTCTTTGATACACGATGTACTAGATTAGATGGGAAGATGAGACCAGTTCCTTCTATAGGATTAAACCACATAGAAGTGAACGCGATCATACTCTCCTTGATGTCTGGTTTCATCGCATCTAGTAGTTTAACTTGATTGAAGTAGTTTGGATTCTCAATCTCAAGCCTACCACAATCACCTTCAGGAACTTTCACATAGAATACAGCAGCAAGATCACATCCTGGATGAGTATGCTTATGATTGAATGAACCTTCAGTATTCACATTATACCACACATTACCAATACTGTACTGTAGTTCTTCATTAAGAAATTGTGTCATAATATCATTGACACTCTCAAACAGCACCTTTGGTTGTGGTTCTTGAGTTGGAGACTGCCATCCACCTTCGTTTGATAGACTGACAGACTCAGTTGTTTCCATCACAGAGTAAATGTTATCCACCATCTGCTGACGTTGATCAGCAAAGTCGGACACACCAAATTGTAGAATGGGAGAGGGGAACGCTGAAATACAATTAACTGTCATCAGTTAGCTTCCTCATCATATTAATTTTGTGTAGGATGACTTCTGCTTGAGCATGGTTACCATTGTTACTCTGATTGATATAATCAAGTATCAATGTCTTCATGGTGTCATCAACCTTCTGTGATTTCAAGGAATCGTTCTTTGAGTTCATCCTCGTTAGTGAATAATGTCTGCTCGTTATCTAGTTGATCAGGGTCCATCCATTCAAAGAACTCATCAGCAAGGCATAGCGCATTGTCAATTTCATCGTTCTCCATGAAATACCTGAAACGTTCTACTACCCAATCATAAATGTCATCACGTTGCTGGGAAATGCGGAGTACGTCTTCGTTGTTCATTTTTTGATGAGAGTAAGTGTGTTGGACAGGTGATCGTACTGGATGAATTCTACATCCTTAGGCAGCATACGGTTGAGTGCTGAGGCAAAATCGTTAGGAAACTTAGAGAATGCTCGCCAATACCGTTCGACACCTTCATCATCCAGATCAGCACGAGGAGCAACTGAAATAGTATACTCACCTCGTGTGTGACGATTCGAGAATGGTTCAACTAGCGTGGTGATATACTCAGCTAGTGGGTTTGGTTTACTCATTTAACAAAGACCTCGTTGTTGTGTTCAATAGTTAATCCTTGTGCTTGTACAAGGAGTTGGCACATGTGTGCAACATACTCAATATCATCCTCATCTGGTTCTAGATCGAAGGAGTTGTCCCAATCGACAGAACCATCTTGGAATACAGCAGCACCATATGGAGTGCCGTCATCATCTAATGCATAAGCGTTACCTTCGGCAACGAGATAGAAATTAGGAGAAGACATGAGATTAAAAGCAGGGTGACCTATGTAGTATAATGTATAATGGGTTGGGTGTCAACGCAAGTAGAGATACCCACCCGCCCAGTCGCAGCGACTCAAAACATCTTCCCTACTAGCGGAATCTAGCAGATTACCACGGACATGCTTTGCAGGAGCACGCCATCCTGCTGGTTTGTAGAGTTCACCAGTCTTTTTGTCAACAAATGCATGGACACTACTGCTACCAGTACAATCATTCATGATGACCTTGAGATACTTACGTCCAGTTTCAATGGTGAAGCTGTAGTCAGGTTTCTCAGCAATCTCCTTAGCGCGATTAGTGTAGTATTCTGCTTCTGATTTTGTTTCTGCAGTGAGGGCGCTGCGCTTCATAGAGTGTGTATTGTACTCAATGAAGTTTTGAACGAGTGCTTCACAGAGAATCTCAGTGTAATGATATACATTTGCCGCGTCGTCTGCTCTATCTTGAGCAGTGGCAGCGAAGTCAGCGAAGGAAGATGTGGTCATGTGTCTTTTGTGTTGATGTACTTAGTATAGCAAGGTAGGAAGCGATTACACGCTACCTTGTGCAACTTCTGCAAGTGGCACACGCTTAACAGTGAGACGACGCCATCCACGCACTTCACGAATAGAATTAACCACATCATTCACCACATTGTTGTGCTGACGGTTGAGACCGCGCAGTGACTTGGTAGGACGGCGAGTGATATAGAAAATGCTAGTGGTCAGATCTTCGTTGCAGATGCTGATCTCGTAAGCGTTAGGCATGGGTGGTGTCCTCTTGATGTCCTTATTATAGGGTCAATCAGTGACCGTGCATCCTCTGGTGTGGCAGTTTGCCATTTGTCACACGACTGTTCAACTGAGACAGGAGTTCGTCTACAGTGATTTCTAATTCTGCTGCTGCTGCTTCCTCCCATTCTCGGTTGCTCTTAGCAACAGCGGCGATAACATCAGGTTGTGATGCCATTTTTTCAATAAAGGTGTCGAAGCTAGTCATTTGTTCTAGGATTGTTGTGAAGTTGGTGTTGAAGTTGATCGTGTAATTGAATATCATCTACATGATTCTGCCTCGCAAGTTTCTCGCTAACTTTGGGATCTGTATCCCACATCATATCAATAATGAAATTGACCTGATTAACGGTCAGTTCCATAGAACGGGTATTCATAGCAATAATAGGTTAAAGGGGCGTTGCAGTCGCTCCTAGATGCCTCTCAGCAGACACAGGAGAAACCAGAGTAACGGTCAGGACACTTATCAGTGTGAAATGCAGTAACATCTGCACCACCAGCGATACGTGAGTTGACCTCATGAGAGAAAGTCAGTGCTGTAATAGTTGACCATGATACCATGTCCTTACCATAATCGGAAGGGAAGGTCACACGCTTGACAAAACGCTTAACACATGTTTTAATACCATGAACATCACATGCTTCAGCAATGAATGCTTCAGGGAAGAAGTCAACGATACAGACAGAGTTAGTGAGTTGCATTGGGTGCTCCCTTGATGACCTCTTTATTATAAGGGGTGCGGGGGTCATGCGGAGGGTCGAGTGGACACTAGCTCAACTGTCACCCATGGTTGTCCATAAACTCATCGAGTGTGTAACCTTCACCAGTTGATGTTTCTTCAATCAGTTCTTCAATATTGAGAAACTCCATCTTCAAACGATACTCCTCTGGTGTATCATCTTCTGGATCATAATCATCATGGCAGAGATACTCCCATTCATGAACGAGTGCATCAATCAATTGTTCTTTGGTGTAAGTCATTAGCTCAATTGTCATTGAAAATAGGAATGATGTCAGTTTTTGCGTGTACCGTTCTGTTTATGTGCTGTTCCCACGCTGCGGCATCGTCCAAATTGTAAAAGATCGCTTGCTGGCGGGACGTGCCCTTCTTTTTTGTTCTCATCCATACAACAGCGTATTTCATGCCAATAAGGAGGGTATACTAAAATGTTAACATAATGACGACCCCACCGCGAGTTTGCTGACTCAGGCAGTGGGATGTCTCTGAAGCAAATCGTTAGATAAGCATCATCGATGAAAGAAATGTAACCTGTAATGTCACGCCATTGTACAGGTTGAAGTAATGCAAAGTCACTCTTTTTCATCAAACAACTTACGATCTTTGTTCTGTGGTTTTGGTAATCTGAACATCTCTTTGAGATCATTCAGTTCATTCAGTTGTGTCTGCAGTCTATCGATTTGTGCCTGCAGAATCTGAAAATTCTGATCGTTGTTGTTCTGTACTGAATTTTGCATCTGCAGCATATTCTGAAGTGCTGCTTTGAATTCCTCTTCGTTCATTGTGAATCAAATTAGTAAGTTGCCGTTCTAGTTCGACCTCAACCATGATAAGTTTATTAATCATGTAACCGTGATAGTCAATGCCATCAATCAGTTTGGTCACAGTATGTATATCCTGTAATGCAAGCAGGATTCTCTCTTTTTTGTCCATCAAAATCTATCAGGAAGAGGACTATAACCAAGCATGTAACTTTTTAGTTCTATGTAACGTGCTCGATGTTTTTCATGATAGTCTGCTAGCTGTTGAATAACTACCAGCATTTCTTCGTATACGTATCGTGGATCAGTATTGTCTCCAAAACCATCTTGAAGATAGTCTTCGATACATTCTTGTAATCGATCCCTACGATGTTCTTCATAGGTGGTATCAGCACCAACAATAGGTGTGCTCATAAAAGTTCCTCATTACGACGACGGTCTAAGTATTCAATGATCTCTCCACGCCATTCTAGCAGTTCATGATAGCATTGCTGATCATGTGCAGCTTCACGTAGCTTATGATCTGGTTTTAGAACACTCTCATAAAAAATAAAGAATGAATCTTTGCGTTTTTCTTCCTTAGTAGTGTCCCAGTCCATATTATACTCGGTTTCTAGTGGTTTACAGTGTTTTAAGGGGAAATCGAAACAAATTAATTTACAGTTGGAGGACCAGCAGGACCCCAACCATCATCTTCAGGCACACAATCGTCTTCGTCTACCTGATCAATTGATCCAATGTCACAAACTGGCACCTCATGCTCACCACCAATCAAATACCATGGCATAATATCTCCATGGTATTCAGGATGAGCAGCATAATGTGTTGTGTATTCTTTATCACCAATATATTTGATCTGATCCTCAGGGATTGAATTTTCCCTCAGAATAGCTTGGATCTGCATATGTGTGAGTTCTGGTTTGTTAGGAACCTTCATAGTTTAATGCTGGATGAAGACATACTACCACACCATCAATGGCGTGTCAACCTGCAGGTGGTGTTGGATCTGCGTTAACGTATGGGATGCCACCATTAGGTTTGATCACATATGCTGGAATGTGATGGTCAGCATCAGGGCAATTCTGTGGTTGTGGGAACCAGTCGTAACAACTGTCCACTGCAGTCTGCTCATTGGGGAAATAATAGTATACTGTCTTTAGTTCAAAGATCCTATCGATCTCTGCTTCTGGCATGATATCCTCATACCACGTAAAGACTTCTGCTTTCTTTGTAGTAGACAGTGTGTGATACTTACTATTATCAACAACAATAACACACTTATTAGCTACAGCAGCATAGTCTGCTACTAGCATTGCTTCTGTTTTGGGATTAAATGAAATTAACATTACCCGATCTCTCCGTCTTCAATCATTTCTAGAACAGTATCAAGGGAAGCATCACCTGTTGCTGGTTTGTATACCTTGGTAACAGGCATGTCATCGATTGCTGCTGTAGAGATTGCAATTGCAAGATAATTAGTAATTCTATCCGCAAACTTACTGTATACTACCTGATTCATTCTATAAAAATGATCATTTTGATCAGATAGATACTCCTTGCCATCTGCCATTGCTTCATGCTTAGATGGTGTTACTGGGAACACAACCATGTTAGCAGCAATCTCTTTTTGTTCGTCTGGCATATCTCTTAGCTTCGCACGATATGCTCTCCAATTTGTTTTTTGATCATCAGTGAGTGGTGCATCACCTAGTTGTGTCCAATCACTGTCACTAAGTAAGAAGTTTCTAATTAGTGATACCTTATTCCAGTTAAGAATAGCAGACTTAGCAAACTGACCTGCTAGTGATCTCTCTAGATCATTCTCTTGTCCTACTCTATACTCTGTATACTTCTCCATGAGACGAGTACATAGAGTATCTACTTCACTGGGGAAAGGTGATAAGTCAAACTGATAAGAGACCCACTTGTATACACCAGTCTTTTGCTGACGTTGATACTTGGTCTTGTTCATTTTTGTAGTACCATCCTTGTACTTAACAAAGACTTCTAACTTATCTTTATCAGAATCCCATAGAGGATACAGGATAGGAACAATGTTTGCTACCCAATATTCATCGTCAAATGTTTTGATAACACCGTCTACTTGAATGTTCTTATCAAATGCATTCAAGTATAATGCTGTTTTTGCTGGTGATGCGATTTCCATGTCTATACTGTTTTATGAATCCATCCTGTCAAGATGTATTTATCTTGTGAGAACACAGTATTTCCTCTGTGTGTATGAGTAAATCCTGCTGGCCAGATTACAATCCTACCTTTCTTCGGTTGAATCCTACGTTTTTGATAGATAAACTCTGTTTCTGCTTCACCATCAGGCATATCATTAAGATAGATTGTCCATACTAACTCACGACTAGCAGCAAAATAAGATGATGTTTCGTAATGCCATTCATGATAACCACCACGAGGAGGTGTTAGTTGAAACTTAATAATATTTGTAAGCATCTTTGTTGGTTTCAATGCAGCATACTCAATGACATAGCTTGAGACACAACATTTTAGATATTCTCTTACTTGATTAGATAAATGACTCTCGTGCTCATTAAACAAGTATTGAAAGTCACTACGACCTAACTTAGCACTTGGAAACTGTGTAGAACCATTGTCTACATTCATCCAACCATTATTGTGTCTTGCCTCTAGACATTTACGAATGATATCATCACACATTTCTTTTGGCATGAAACCATCCCATACACCGATAAAGTCACGAAAATCACCAACCAGTTTCTCTGGAGGAAATATAAATTGTTCTGCCATTATTTTAGATTGCCTTGATCAAATATTTTACTCTATGATACTTAGTAATTAGCGGAATATCACTTTCTGATACAACCGTTGCTGTAGTAACAATAGGTGTAGATGATGACATTGTAAACGTTCCATCCGTAACTGTCAAGGCTGCATCTCTTGCAGTAACCTCACGTCTTACTTGACTGATACCTACATCCGAGTTAATTGGAGCTCCAGCATCATCTAAGTTACCTTGTAGAGATGCGCCGCCAGTAGATATAAAAGTATTTTGTGTTGTTGGAGCATAGAATAATGTAATAGCAGCAAGACCATAGTTATCAGCACCAGCTGTAGCATTGTCATTTGCACCATTTGGTCTATCTTGTGATAATATAAGTGTCATGCCATCGTCTCTGATGGGAGAACCTTCTGCTAATGGTATATCAATTGCTTGCCATCCAGATTCACTACTAGAAGCAAGTAAGATTTCTTGGAACAGTGTAGTGTTTGTTGATCCTTGTTTTTGATAGTATAAATTTATCGCTTCATCTGGTGTTTCACCACCATTAACTGAATTACCCCTAATAATAGTAAACCTTATTGCATTTACAGTTGATAATGCAAGTGTTCCTACTACTAATTGTCTATCACCACTTGCTGCAGTTGCAGCACCAGTAAATTTAATATACTGTGTGATTTTATTTTGTCCTGCAAAAGGAATATTTGCGGATGAGAATCCAGCACTGTTACCAGTACCAATACCAAAACCAATTTGTTTTAGATTATCATCAGTAGAAGATTGCCAAATATTTCCATCTTTAGGAGCACCACTTGGTGTACCATTTGCAGATCCATCATAATACTTACCAGTTGGAATTGTAGTTTCACCTGGTAGTGTAGTACCTGCTTCTTGACCAGCATATCTCACATAAACTTGACCATTACCACCATCTTGTGCTAGTCCACCACCATTACCAGCAGCTTGTAATGTTGCAACAACAGGAGCAACAATGTCATTAATTTCAATAGAAATTGTTGCACCTTGACCACCAGCACCACCAACAGGATCATATTGTAGTGTTGTTCTACTGAATTGAATTTTAACAAAACCATTTGATGATGGGAGAGCACCTACAGAATCCAAACTTACAGCACCAGACCAGAAATCAGTTCTATATGCTGAAGCACCACGACGACCACCTGTACCGCCACCATTACCATTGTGACCGACACCTGCCTGACCACCTACACCACCCGATGCTTGTCCAGTGACACCACAACCACAACCACCACCTGCACCAGATCCTGCGGTACAACTACCAGAAGATCCGTTAGCACCATCAGTAAAGTCAAGAGCACTACTAGATGCGATTAGACCTTGAGAAGAAGCTTGATTGTCTCCACCAGGATAGCAACCATCAGTAGTACCACCACCGTTGAAACCACCACCTGATCCACCGCCGCCGCCTCCACCGCCAGCTCCAGCAATAGCAACACCATCATAAAATAAACCTGTAACACCACCGCCACCGCCACCAGTTGCGCCGTTACCCCATGCACCAACACCAGAAGATCCACCTTGGGTTCCACCAGCACCATTTCCTCCACCAGCAGAACCTGCTTCAGAACCAGTTCCATTGTTACCATCTACATTGTTAAATCCAGCTCCACCACCTTGACCAATTTCCCAATTTAGTGTTCCTCCTTGCTGTTGTAATGATCCTATTAATCTTGCACCTCTACCACCATAACCACCACTAGCACCAGTCTTGCCACCAGTTGATGTTGGCCAACCTGGCCATGATGCACTACATCCAGAGTTAGCATTTGGGTTGCCAGAACCACCACCACCGCCACCTACTTGAATGCTAATACTTCTACTTTGCTCTCCTGCAGCTGCAACAGGGACACTCCAAGAACCATTGCTAGTAAATGTTTGTTCTGGTTCATTAATTGTAGCTTGGAATCCAGTTGCTTGACCATTGCCACCTTTGTTGAAAGCTTGTGGACTTTGACCTCCACCACCACCAAGAGTGAAAGACGTGGAAGATCCACCACCACCGCCTTGTTCACCATCAATACCTTCTGTAATTGTAATATTAAATCTACTATCTGTTGCTAATGAAGCAGGGATTGATAATGTTCCACCATCTCCAGCTGCACCACCACTATTTCCAGCTTGTCCACCTTTACCACCAAATGCAGTGATAGTATACAATTGACCATCAACGTCAAGAGTAAGTGAAGCGGATCCACCATCTGAACCATCGTTATCACTATCAGCACCGCCACCACCAGGTGCGGTCATTACTGCTTCAATTCCAATAACATCACCTAATGATGGTGAAGGAACACTAATAGTTCTACTTTCTGGTGATGTGATAATATCTTCCTTTAGAGTAGTAGCATTTCCTGGAATTTCAAACTCTGCTTGCTTACCACCAACTAATGTGTTACCATCAACAACATATACTCTTGGTGCTTGAGTAGTTTCAGTCTCTACAAAATATCCATTTGCTAATTTTACATTTGCACCTGCTCCAAGTGTAGCTGGACTAATACCAGGAATTTCTCCTGTTCTAGGTAATACATTAAAATTCGCTCCACCTAATCCAGGAGCAATAACAGTAAAGGTGCCACTATATGTAAGTGGAGTTGCTCCACTAACAGAAATGTTATCACCTACACCAAATCCATGATTTCCATCAGTATTGATAGTAATATAACCAGTACCAGAATCATATGTCATTGTCAATAGATTCAAAGCTGCAGATTCTGATACAGAATAGTTGTAAGATGCATCTCTATCACCAATTCCAGGAACGTTTCCATATGTTGCCATGGCAGCACTTGGTAGTGCTGTTCCAATAATACCATGAGAGTGTCCTAATGCAGATCCAGAAGCACCTTCTGGTTCAAACAGACTGATGTTTGCTCTACCATTAATATAGTTAACAGCAAATTTATCTACTTCAGATGGTCCTAGCTCTGCTTGTTTGGTTTCATCAACCTCTACCGATAGGATTCTATGGTTATGCTCAGGTGGGAATGGGAATGTATAGTCGTCCATTGGACCCACTCTATACTTAACACTACCAACAGTGTATGCAGTAATGTCAGCAACAATATCACTGTATCCTGTTGTTTTTACGTCACCAACGTTAAAAAATTCTCCACTATCAATCAGTGTGTTCTTAGCAATGTACCACTGTCCACCAGTTTGTCCTACAAAGTTATTAATAGCATTTTGTGGTGTTGCTGTACCAGCACCATTAACATTACCAAATCCTAAAATCTTCCTATTTCTATAATCTGGTAACTTGAAAGTACCAATATTATAAGGATAATCTCTAATAGAAAATGATTTTTGAATTACAATTTGTGGATGTAATGCAGAAGATGGAGTAACAAATGACCATGTATATTGTGATGTTGGGAATGTAGATACATCAACAGTATCAGGAACTACTACTTCATATGCAAACTCATCTGTTTGTGCCTGACCACTTACATCTTCAGTTGGTTCTTTTAATGAATAAAAAGTAGTTGTATTAAAAATGCCATTAGCTGTGGGAAACTGTCCCAATAACTCAAATCTCATTGCAGAGTTATAAGGATAAGGCATCTGTACGTTTACCTTATCATTAGTAGCATCCTTATAAAACTGAAAGAATACTTTATTGTTAATAATATATGATCTTCTTAATCCACCAGGATTTGCAGATTGAGTAATAGTTACCGCAGCTGCGCCACCATATCTATTTCTGATGATAGAATATAATTCTGGATAGTCTCTGATATTTACTTCACTGCCATCACAATATAGATGACTTTGATAACTATATTCTGGATTCTCACCATCAGTCTGTTGATCAGTACCAACAAACACAGGAAGAATCGTACCAACAGGGGTGTGTTTTCCACCCTTATCAGACAAGTAATTAGCGTATGAATCCCTATATGATGCCATCTGTTTAATACTTAATCAAAAACTCTTGAACTAAAAATGGTTGAATATAACCATCTGCTTTATTTTCTTCATTGATATCTATCTGAATAATAGATACAATGTCTGTAGCAGGAACGTTTACCGCATTTGTTTTTACCTCATAGGTATGATCATCTTGTTCAAAAGGAACAAAGTGTCTGTGATTACATTCATTACCAAATGATTCTACATCATTAACTACATTATTAACTGCACCAAAAGTTGCTACGTTTGGTTGAGAATCAAAAGGAAGTTGAGTTGCTTGACTGACAGTTGATGGTGTATAGTTAGCATCTACTTGCACTAAACCATCTTTATCATTACAGTAAATAGGACCAATAATACATGGGTCTTCAACAGTACATCCCATAAGACCACTGTAATTGATATTACCACATTGTCCGCTGTCTTCATTCCAAACAGCAAATCCACCTTGGGATCCACCAGTAGCACAACCAAATGTACCTTGATCAGGAATATTTCCAGGAATCAAACACTTACTTTGTTGATCAAAAGTACAACCAGACCAACATGCACCATAATAAATTCTTTTGTTACCACCGAAAATACATCCAGCAGGACCATTAACTCTTTGTGTCTGAGATGCTTTCTCAATAGAAGCTACTGCTTGACATAATGGTTGAGCAGTATTGTTTGCCCATGGCATAATGCATAGAGTAGATTTGGAAGTATATGAGTTTCTACCAAAAATACCAAACTCATTATTATTAGAAGCAGCAGTCCTTGCTCTCTTACCATCATGGAAGTGAGCATGTGGTTGGAAAGCAGTTGACAATACTTCAGATTCTTCTGTATAGTTACCAGTAGATCTTGTAAATCCTGGTTGACCAGTAATTGTTAGAGACTGAGATGGAATGAAGAAATTTCCTTGATATTGAACTTCAAATACTGAACCAATGTTTGAACTAACTTCTAGTCCAACACCAGATTTGGTGATAGTTTGACCAGAATCATTCTGTAAGTAAGTATCAACATAATCACCTAAGTTTGCAGAGTTTGATGCTCTGATACTCTTGGCACCTAGATCAGGGACCTGAAATTGATTAGATAACAAATCAGTATCAGGTTTTTTATACCTACAGCTAGTGCCAACTCCCAAAACTTCTGCTAACTGTGGAAAAACTTCTGCTTGATATACAGAACCATCACATCTAAGATAACCTGCTGGTAGATCTGCCAGAGTGTTAGGATCTTCTGGATCAGTTGATGTTAATTGGTCTGACCAATTAATAATAGATCCAGTTAGTGTTCCTAACTTTGCTTTTTCTCTGCTATAAAATACTGCCATATTAATATGCTCTGATAATATACAGTACAGTTAGGGATGGTGTATTAGGATTAATCTGTACGCTCAATCCTCTGTCAACATTGATAGGTTCAACATTTCCAGTCGTCATATTATTTATCAGAATAGTACCAGGCAAATCCATCTGTCCCTTAGTCATTGTTAAATCAACAGTAAAGTGATTATGAGATCCAAGCGAGTTAGATGTAAATGCATCAGCACCATGATTCAATGTAACTGGGTAAGGAGTATCTCTACCTTCACCAATAGCACCATAATAATCTTCCTCATCTGTATCAACACCAGATCCACCACCAGTAGGACCAGAGAAAATTGTATCAACTCTAAACAATTCTGTAC